GTACTCCCATTCAAATTTTTTGAACTTGATACCCCCCCTATATACCCATAAGGGTATTGGATGACCTAAAAGGTTTTACAGTGGCGAAAGGAGAAAAACCACTAACCAATACTAACATCTATAACTTCTGCACCAAGTTCATTACTAATACGTTCACGTTCACCAATATATTTATATTCACCAATCAACCAAGCATTACACCACTTGCCACGCTTGTATTTAATCATGTCATATAACAATGAACGAATAGCAAATACATTATCATCACATCGATTACTATTTAAACCAAACTGAACACATTCTCTTATTCGTGGTACTTCACAAATCAAATCACCAACAGCAGCATTATCTTCTACATACTTAATTCTATCTTCACGTTCACCACCACATAATAAATATATGTGTCTAGTTCCACCACCAAATCTAGCGTGTATGTCATTGTGGCACTTATGATGAACTAACATAATATTATTAGGATTAAGACTAACACCTTCTGTATCATTAACATTTTCAAGCGTTAGTTCTTTCTTATGATGTCCTATACAGTCATACATTTTATAAATAGGTTTACCACAATATTCACAAATAATATCACCATTACTATCTACTCTACTAGCTTTAAGAGTAAGCAATAAATCGTTCCATTCACGACTGGTATAAAAAGAATGTAAGCTATACCACATTATTTACCACCAACTAAAACACAACTAATAATATTACCTGAACGTGTTGATTCAAATATATATTCAGCTTCTTCAATACTATTAGCTTCTATTTCAGTAACATATCTACCATGATAATCAAAGTATTCTATTCTATAAATATTCATATCTTCACCTACCATTTAATAAAGCTACCAATTATCTTTATTAGCATTTTCTTTTTTGATTTCCAATTCTTCCTTCTTTAATTCATATGCTTTCTTATCTCTAACATAATCAGGATCATACAAATTCAAAGCACCAAAAATAGCTGTAGTATCAGGTAACGCTTGTTTAATTGTAATTTCTTCATAAGTATGTTCTTTACCTTCATTATCACGTTTCTTATAAATTTTCTTTTCTTCATAAGTAAAGCCCATAGCTTTTTTAACTAAAACACTACGTAAATTATCAATCAATTTAGCACGTGGTTTAGCACACAAATCATATAATTCCTGATATTCTAATTTATATTTATTCCAAGTAGAATATGCAATATTAAGATTTTCAGCAACTTGCTTTTCAGAAGCACCATCATTTAAAGCTTTATCGATATAATCTAAATAAGGTTTTATATGACTTTCGTATCGTGACTTACGACCTACTTTTTTTCTAGTCATATAATCACCACCTAATTATTTTTTCAAATCTTTGATTTCATGTTGTAATTCACTAACGTAGCCTTCAACTTTATACATACGTTCGATTAATGTATTGTGTTTATCTTGTTTCTTTTCTAATTGTTCAATTCTATATAATGTTTTTGAATTACCAATAAAGACAGTGACTATTACACCTATTAAACTACAAATAGATGTAATAATAGCAATCCAAATTTCAGCACTCATTATTACTTATCTTCTTTATCTAAATGATCAGTAATTTCATCAGCTATTTTATCAGCTATTTTATCAGCTGTTTCTTCATCAACATTATTTAGTTTGAGCAACTGTTTAATAATTTGATTTACATATGTACTACATCCAGCACACAATACACCTTGTACTAAACCAGTCAAACAACTTGCAAAAGTCCAACCTTCAACAAAACCACAATAAACAACACCAACAACAATACCGATAAGACCTAAAATTATAGGAATAAAATTATCTTTCAATTTACTTTTCTTTAGTCCCATACCAATAAAATATAAGACTACTGAAACAATCAATAATTCAGGTCTAATCTTATCAATCATATTTTCCATATAATCAACCTCCTACTATTATTATATGCAAAAAGTAAAAAAAATTAATTTCTACAGCTGCTACACATTGACTACACTTGATAAAAATTAATGTGTAGTCAAAAAAAGTGCGATTGAATCGTTGTTTTTTCGTTTTTTGACTACACTTACTACACTGACTACACTTAAAATTGCCTATTACACATTTTCTTAATTATTTTTTATTATATATATTTTTATTTTTTTATTTTTTATAAATATAGTAATTTAAGTGTAGTAGTGTAGCAAAAATTAAAAAAAGTGCGATTGAATCGTTGTTTTTCTGACTACACTTGACCTATTTTTATGTGTAGTAAACTACACTTCAAGTGTAGTAAATCGTTAAAAAACAGCCAAAATGACAAATAAAAAATAGCGTAAAACTACGCTATTCTTTGTAAAAATTTAATTAATTCACTTTTTATTTGATATTCCTGTAAATATTCTTTTCTTTTATCATCATCCAAACCTTCTTGACATAACAATAAATCCAGCACTTCACAATCACGAATATATCTTTTAATTAAATCATCTATATTCATTTAATCACCAACCTTAATAAAACATCTAACTTGTTTACCATCACTAGTTCTTCTAGGTTCACTTCTAGTACCAAAAGTTTTATTGATAAACTTAGTAAATTCACCTTTACCTAACTTTAATGTAATACCTTCTTCTTCACACCATAAGTTATATCTAATATAAACATCTTGAATGACTTTGTTTTCAACATCATCAGAAGATAGTTCACGACAAAATTTAATGATAGGATTATTTCTTTCATCGAACGCTTCAAGTTCTTTAGCACCTTCTTCAGTTTGTGTAAATGCTTTATTTTTTAAAACTCTTTTTAAACCTTCAATACCTATTTGAATTAAATATTCAGCTACTTCAGGTTTCATTAATTTAGTAATGATAAAAGGATCAAAATCAGGATCATCAACACTAAACTTAGCTTTTAAAGGAATGAATATTAATCTATCTTTTACAGCACCAGTTCTATCTTTAAATTTAGGTGTATCATTAGCTGAAAAACTGAACTTACAATAAGGTTTAGTTTTATAAGGATCTTGTCCTTTACGTTCAACTAGAATATTACTACCTGAAACAATCTTTTTAAAGATACCTGTTTTAGTGATAAAATCATCATCAATATCATCACCTATATTAGCTAATCTTCCATCAATTTCAGCTGTACGGAATTTATCACCTAAATCATCTAATCCTAAATATGATACGTTTTCATCACCTAACAAATAAGACATCATTTGTAATAAAGTAGATTTACCATTATTCTTATCACCAACAAAGAAAAACGCTTTACGTAATTCATTTCTTCTAAAGAAGTGATAACCTATATATTCATCTAACAACATTCTAGTTTTTTTATCACCACAAGCTAATTTATTAAGTGTTTTATCAGCTAGTTCATTATAAGCACCTTCAACATAATCAAAAGGTATTTTATTAGTAATAACTAGATCAGAATTAAATTCTTCTAATTCACCAGTAGTTAAATCATAGATACCATTAGAAAAAGCTATTTTATAAGCACTACATGGTTTACCTTCAGGAACAATTAAACTAAGATATTTTAATACTTCAGTACGTTGTGCAGCTTTAAGATTAGATATGTTTTTAATCATTTCTTGTTCTATGTATTTATAACCATCAACATAAACACCTTCTTTATAAATGTGTAAATTGTTATTGATATTTTTAATACAAGCATTGTTCATTAAATAATTACTGAACTTATCGAATAAGAATACATTACTAGCAAAGAACGTTTCTTTTTTAAATGAATCATCACGCATGATAACATCTAATTCTTTTTCACTTAAACTATCTTTCATTACATACTTGTTAATGATTGATAAACATTCTCTAGCTTCTTTTTTACTAAAACCATTAGATTGTAAAGTTAAGATGTAATTAAATAAAGTTTGATTTCTTCCATCACCTTCACTTAAATTTATAAAATCAACTTTACTATTAACTGGGAATAACCATTTAGGAACATCTTGATATTCTTCATCATCGAATATATCGTAAAGAATTTCACGTTCTTTATTTTTGAACTTTAAAACTGAATAACTATTTTTATGACCAACTTTAATATCAGCTGTTAAACCACAAGCTAGTTTAACTTTAACACCACACTTTTTAATTAATGGAACACTTCCATTTTTAAATAGAAAATGCTTACCACGTGTAGTTTTATACACTCTACAATTAAGCTGTAAATCATCTACTATTTGAAATAGAATTTCACTTTGATCATAATCATCAATATCTATCAAAACAGTGTTATCACCTAAAATTCCAGCGTATTCAGGTAGTTTTTTAGCTTCAGCAAGTGTTAAAAGTTCATTACTTGTTTTACCTTTGAAACCCATAGTACATTCTTTATTTTGTGTTGGAACATAACCACGAAATAAATCCATACTAACCACCTTCCTTTCTTTTATGTAATTTCTTTTTTGATTTTCCATTAATTATATTTTTAAAACTCATATTCTAAACCTTTTTCTTTGCAATATTCCTGAATTTTTTGAATATTCTGTTTAATTAATCTACTAACATACGATTGATTTACACCTAAAATTTTAGCTGCTTCAGCTTGTGTTTTATCTTCAAAATAAACTAACTTTAAAGGTTCTTCAACCATTGGAAGTATTTGCTTTAAAATTTCTTGTTTATCTAGTTCTTTTGCGTAATCATATTCAACAGGAATAACATCACTGTAACTGATAGTATTACCTTTATCGTTATCATATTCATAATCCAGTGAATAATTTTCTAAACCATTAAATCTTTTAGCTGCTGTATTGTATCGATGTATTTCTTTTAATCTAATTTCCATACAAAAGCATACAAAAGTTGAAAAAGTACTTTTAGATTCATCGAATAGATTCGTTTTAGAATAAGCATGAATAACTAGTTCTTGAATCAAATCTTCATCGTATTCAATATTATGCTTTTTCAAAATAAAATTAGCTAGTTTATAAAGTTCTACAGCTTGTTCATTGTCCATAAATCACACCTTCCTTATATTATATTAGAATAATTTACAGAAAATTACAATACACCAAATTGATTTAATCTTTCTTTAGTTAGATTTATGTAATAATTTCTATCTAATTTAGCTGGTATTTCAGTTTTATTAATATCATCGTTTAAGATAAAACAGCGTTCAGGTGTATTAGCAAATTTATCTTTTTTACCATCATTTTTACATTTATAGATAGTACCATCTAGGGTATTTTTAGAAGCAAATACCCTGTACGATTTCCAATCATATTTAATGTTGTTATGTTCGACATAATCAAATTTATCACTTAATTTAACTATCTTTTGAAACATGATCAGTTCACTACAATTATTAATAGTTTCTTCGATAGGAATATCATTGACCATATAATCAACCATAGCTTTATTAACTATAGGTAAATCGTTGTCTAAACGTGATAACTTTTTAACATAAGCACCTTTGGATTTTGCTTTACCTTCAGTAGTTACCATGATGTAATTGTTAACATCTTTTTGGAATACTCTTTTAGCAAAAGTAAATTCCATTCCTAAACGTGTTCTTTGTTCCCACTCATAAACAATATCATCAATTAGATCAAAGTCCTTACGTTTAATTAAAATAAGAATACCATCAGTGTTAGATTGAATTAATTTACAATGTGGTTCTAACTTTTCGATCAAATCTAATAATAGTAATTGACCGAAAACACATACTAGATTTTGATGTAGTTTATCGTATAAATTATTATAATTATCACCCATTGATCCATAAGTCATATTACAAGCTAATTTATAGATAGGTCTACGTGAATCACCTGAACGTTTCATTTCAACGTTGGTATTATATATTTTATTAAAGATGGATTTATCTTTAATTGACCTACTTTGTAAATCATACTGAATCATTAAACTAGGGTAAAGTGAAGTAACATCAGCCATTATTAATAATTCATCAGATTTACAAACATAATTGTATTTAGGAATAGCTGCATGAACACCACCCCATGCAAAAGTATGTTCAACACCAGCAACATCATAAATTAAAGAACGATTATAGAAGAATTTAGCAAAAGTATTATCATAATCCATTTCATAATATTCTACTAATTTCTTCATATCTTTTAACATCTTCTTACTACCAACACAAGCTTTAACTATTTCTTTAGCTGTTTCATATTCTTTATCTAATTCAGCTATACAACCTTCATAGCTATTTAAAAACCATTCAGCAACAGGTTTATATTTATTTAAAACTAGTGTGTCAGGAACACGAATATTATAATCATCTTTTCTATCGTTAACACGTTCAGCTCCCAATATGATACTTAAAAGTTGTGGTACTGTTTTACCTATGTTATCGATAGATAAACCAAATTCATTAATCATACCTAATTGAATATCAAAATCATCTTTACGTTCAAGAAATACTTCAATAGTTTGTTCTACATCATGAGTACAATATTTAATTGTTTCATCTATTTCTTCTGATGTTAGTTTTCTATCAATATTAAATGGAACAGAAGTTTCTTTAATGTTATTACCCATGAAAGCTTCAAGTGTTTTTAAACCATAATCAGTTTTACCTTTAGAAACATCATAATTAAGTAATTTAATCTTATTCATAGCTGAATTAAATTGATAACCATTTCTATCTTTAGTAATAATCCATTCACTTATTTTATAAGGATTAAAACCACTTAATATACCTTTAAGAATATGTTGATCATAACCACGTGAATTAAAACCGATCCATATATCATTTTTATGTTTGTTATAGAATGATTCTAATTGCTTAGAATCATTAACTATAACAGTTTTTTCATCTTCAACAGGATTAATTAATACAACTAACCAATCATATTTAAAAACTTCAAAATCATAGAATACTAACATAACATCATCCTTTCTATTAAATTTTATATGCTTTAACTATTTCCTTATAGTTATAACCACGATAACTACAATATTCTTTTAATTCTTTTTTAAGACTACGAACACATTTACTATAATCATTTTTTAAATAAACACTTTTAGTTCGTTCAATAGCTTGTTTATATCGAATAATTTCTTCAATATGTCTTTCTATGGCGTTCATAATTTAACAGCTGCCTTTCCTGTTAATTCTTCATAACGATGAATAATAACATCTACATATTTTGGATCATATTCAACCATATAACATTTTCTATTTAACTTTTCAGAAGCTATTAGTGTTGTACCACTACCACCAAAAGTATCTAATACTATTTGATTTTTACGACTACTATTTCTAATAAGTCTTTCAATTAGTGGTAAAGGTTTCATTGTTGGATGATCAGTGTTTTTTGATGGTTTATCAAAATTTAAAACGCTTGTTTGAATATTTCTAACTAGTTCCCTTAATTCATCAGTTGTCAATAAATCAACGTTTATAGAATCATCTATAACACTAGCTTGTTTTCTATTTTTGGTGAAGTAATGACTAGAACCTTCTTTCCATCCATATAAACATGGTTCGTGTTGCCACTGATAATCTTGTCTACCTAATATAAATTGATTTTTAACCCATATTAAGTTTTGTTTAATAGGTAAACCATTTTCTAATAATGCTGTTCTAAAATTTAAACTTTCAGTATCAGCATGAAACACATAAAATGAACCACCAACTTTTAACACTCTTTCGACTTGATAAAATGCTTTAGATAAAAATTCTTTAAATTCACTATCACACATATCATCATTTTCTATTGTCATACCCTGACTATTAGAAACAGCTACATTATATGGTGGATCACTTAAATATAAATCAGCTTGTTTACCACTCATAAGCGTTAAAACATCATCAGTAGTGGAATCACCACACATTAGTTTATGTTCACCTAAAAGCCATATTTCACCACGTTTAGAAACTGGTGTTGTAATACTTTCAACAGCTTCATCAACATTAAATTCTTCTTCATCGAAAGTTAAATCTAACGGTTCTTCAAAGTTAAACATAGTCATATCAAAGTTGATGTTCTTTAATTCTTCTAATAACATTTCATCGTTCCATGTTGCTATTTCACCTGTTTTGTTATCAGCTAAACGAAATGCTTTTATCTGATCATCAGTTAAATCATCAGCAACAATAACAGGAACATCTTTCAAACCTAATTTTTTAGCAGCTTTAAGTCTTGTATGACCAGCAACAATAACATTGTTTTTATCTATGATAATAGGAACTTTAAAACCAAATTCTTTAATACTATTAGCTACAGCTTCAACAGCTTTATCATTATTTCTAGGATTATTTTCATAAGGTATTAATAGTTCGATATTCAAGTAAAACAACTCCTTAAATCCAGTTTAATTTATTCTTAATATTCTTCTTTCATATACCTTACCCTGTATGGTATTTATAAGGGTGGAATAAACCACCCTTAATACCTAATTAATCTTCATAAACAGCTAATACTTTGAATGTTGGGAAATCATTGTTTCTGCCATATTGAATATCATATTCAAGACCTTCAACATCTTCAGCAATATCTAACAACATATCAGCGTATTGATCAAAGTCTTTAAATTTAACTTCAACATTAGTTTCAAGTGATTTTAAGAATTCATTAAAGTTATGTATACCAAACGCACTTAATTCACCAGTATTTTTATCAGTTCCAACTAATACTTGATTATAGAATAAACATTGTTTTTTATAATCACCTTCAATAATTCTAAATTGAATTTTACCCATAGGAACACCAGCTTTAGTTGAACCTAATTCGATTTTTTCAACTTTAACCACATATTTACCAACAGGTACTTCTGGAAATTCACCGTTTCCATTTTCGTTAGCTTTTGCTAAACTTTCTTGTAATGCTTTTGTATCATATAAATCGTTAAATCTACTCATATTCTTTTCCTCCTATTATTCAACAATTCTTCTTCTAGTTCTACGAACTGGTGTTTCTTCTGTAGCTGTTTCAACTACTTCAGATTCAACAGTTCTTTTTTTACGTGTAGGTGTTTCAGCTTCAACAGCTTCTGGTTCTTTGTTTTGGAAATCAGCAACCTTTTCAGCTAATGTTTTGTGTTTAGGTTCTTCTAACACTTCAGCATAATCTTCAGGTTTAGCACACGTTGTTTCAACTACTGGTTTTATATTAGTTATTTCATAATATTCACGAATAGCTTTATCAACAGCTTTTAAATCGTTATCGATTAAGAAACTATCAAATAATCCAATAGGTGATTTACACGTGTCATGTCCACTATTTTGTGTTTGAAAATAGTATTTACCATCTTGTACAACTGTTTTCAAAACGATGGTATACATACCTTCAACAGTAATTTTTTCATCTAGTAATTTACCGATTGTTTTGACTTTTTCGTTTCCGTTTTGATCACGTTCAATATGACCTAAAACATATGTGATAGTATCATCAGATAAACCATCAATAGCTTTAGCTAATTCCCAATAGTTTTGACCGATTTCAGTAAACTTATCAAAACCTTTTTCAGTAGCTCTACGCATGAACTCATTAGCCATTAGATATTGTGAATCATCAATAACAATAGCTTTCTTATCAGTAGATTGAATAGCTTTCTTGATTTCACGATATTGATCACTAGCAATACCATCGAACTTTCCACCTTTAACTCTAAACGGTACAGGTTTGTTAGCAACGTTTACTAAAAACAATTCATCTTTAGTAAAGTTACGTAGTGAAGCAGTTTTACCAGTTCCTGATTCACCTAAAATTAATACTTTAATACCCATTTTTATTTTTCCTCCTTTTTCGTTTCTTCAGGGTAAATAATGTTTCCATCTTCTTTACCATCACTGTTGCAATATTTTCTATAATCACACCAATAGCATAATTTAGATGGATTTTTATTAAAATCTTTACATTCGATACACTTTTTAGTATCTAGTAAAAATTCAATAACTTTGTTGTAATCGTAATTAACTTGTTCAATTCTTATTTCTTGCTTTTCACAATCAGCAATAAGTCTTTCACGATATAATTCTACATCTTCATCTTCTTCTTGTTTTAAATTAACTTTTGGAATAAAGACAAAATACATATTTCTAATCTTATGACCTGTTAATTTTTCAAACCAATATTTATAAACGTGTAATTGACCTGATTTTAAATAATTATCGATGTTGTTAGAATACTTAAAATCGTATAAATCATAAGTTTCAAATGGTTGACTAACTTCTTTATAATAACCCATAACTTCACCAGTAATAGGATTTACATTTCCACTATTTACCCATATTTTTTGTTTTTCATCGACTTTAACTAACATATCGATAAAGCCTTTAAAATCATCATCTTCAATTAATAATTCGTATTCACCTTCAGGTAATTCACGAATAGCTTTATCAACTAATATTTCAAGTTTAATCGCTTCATTAATCATTAAAGGTGTTACAGAAGGGTAATTAGAATAGTAGCTTTTAATAGCTTCTAATACATCACGTTTTTCAATACCAGTATGTACAGCTGTTCCTAAAACTAAAGCGTTTTTTGGATCAAGATTAAATTTAGTTTGTAAACCTTTGATATATCTTAAATAGTATTGATATGGACACTGTTTAAATGTATTTACACGTGAATAACTAACTTTCATTTTTAATCAACCTTCTATTATTCCATAGATAATTAATGAAGTTATTCCAGTTCATCATAACTTGATCATATACATCTATTTTTTTACCAGTTATTAAATCAACATCAGTTCTTATGAATCGACCATACTTTTCAATGCGTTCGTTTCGTTCTTCATTTAACCTTAAGAACTCTTTTTCATTAATGTATGGTGGGAAAGATGTTATAATAATTTCCCATTCACATTTAGACCAATAACAATACATAAGACTACGTTTCACTTCTTCTGAAAATCGATTAAAGTCATCGTTGCATTTTTTCTTGATTTTGACTAAATCTTTCATAAATCTATAATGGTCAAACACATTATGAACTTCGATTTTATCTGTGTTAAAATTACTTACGAATACATTCCATTCTAAATCCATAAATATACCCCCTTTCATAGATGTGGAAAACAAACAACATTTTCTTTCTTTTCAGGTTTACAATCTTCTAATTTAGTAGCTGTACAAGTGTCCTCTTTCTTGCATGTAAAACAGGCTTTAGTTATATTACCAAATTTTCTAGCTATCATATTTTTATCTTCAACATAACTACCATCTTCTTGTTTTACTTTTCCATATATAATATTTGATGGTTTATAAACTTCTTTCAATGCTTTTACTAAAACATCATCTTCAACATAGTATAAGTATGAATCACATACATTCAGTAATAATTGACCTAATCTTAAATCAGGATTTTCCATCCAAATCTTTTTAATTTCTTCTAATACAACATCAATTCTTTTTGTGTCCCTCATACACTACTCCTTTCTTAATAGCTTCAGCTATTTTTTTAACACCTACTTTTTTATATAAATCAACATCAGTTTTAGTATCTAAAAAGCATACTTCAACTAAAATTGCTTTCATCGTGGTTTTACGTATGATATATAGGTGTGAACCATCTTTGATACCACGATTTTTAAAACCTAACTTTTGTAGTTCAGTACACACGTTGTTATTTTGTTCACCTTTCCATGTATACACTTCACTACCCTTACCTTTACCAGCATTGAAATGAATACTGATCAGTAAATCACATTTACTAGCATTAGCTTTATCAACAACTTCTTTTAAGTAGTTAGTGGATTTATCAACGCTACAACCATAAGCATTAACACCAGCTTCTTTAAGTTGTTTAATTAATTCATTAGCTACTAATCTAGTGTGTTCACTTTCGTTAATATAACCTACAGCACCAGTACCTTTACCACTCAACGTATGACCAGCGTTAACTAATACTTTCATATAAAACACATCCTATACTAATATAATTTTTTAGTTGTATAACATCGTGATTTTTTGCATTTTAGCTAAAATCAGCTATATCAATATACTAAATCATTAGCAATACTTTCATAGCCTTTTAAGAATAGAATTAACTTCTTAAAATCTTCATACCCACTAGGGTATAAAATTAATGCTATTCCACCAGCTTTTTTAATTTCTTCAACGTGGTACTTTTGCAATTCACTAGCTACACCATTAGCTGCTTTTAATTCAGCTGCAACAAAGAAACCGTTGCAATTAATAATTAGATCAGGAACACCTTTTTTACTGAATCTATCACCATGTGTTTTAATGTAATAACAACCCTGTTCTTTTAAAAACTTTTTAACTTTGTTTTCAAATTGTTTTTCAGCTGCTATACTTCATCACCTACTTTTTGTTTTTCTTTTAACGCTTGTAATTCAAGTAAATGTTTACGAAGTTCATCATGTAATTTATAATCATCAGAAGTCCATCTATCTACCATATCTAATAAGAATAGTGATTCTTTAACTTTTTCAATTTGTTCATCAATAGTTAATTCTTTCATTTTTTCATCCTTTCCTTAAATAATTCATCAGTGTAATCTTTTCTCATATTTAACACTTCATAAATATGATGTTCGATACCTGATTTTAATTGATAATAGAAACATGGTTTTTCTTGACCAATTCTATGAATACGCTTTTTAGATTGTTCAAACATTTCAGAAGAAAGTGTTGGACTAAAGTAAATGATCTTATTAGCTAGTTGCAAGTTAAGACCATACGCACCAGCTTGATATTGAACAAACGTAATACTATTGCTACAACGTTCATACGCTTCAATATTGCTACCATTACCATTAACAGCTGAAACAGGTCTATTTAATCGTTTAGCTACTTCTAATAGCTTTTCTAATTCGTTATTGAAGTTATAGAACACAATTAATCTATCGTTGGTAGATTCCACTAGATCAGCAAAAGCTTCTAATTTAGCATTGTTAAATGTTGAGCATAACATTCTACTATAAAGAAGTTTAGTTAGTGTAGTATCACCTACTAGTTGAGTATCACCAACAGTGATAATACTATCTTTCATGAACTTGTTATATTCTTTAGTTTCAGCAACTTTAACATCGATAAATGTTTGTTGTGGTAAATCAAGTACTTCTTCAGTTTTCATGAATACAGCACCATATTCACGCAATTTAGATTTTAAGCGTTCAACATTCTTATAACCAATAATTACAGGGTAGCCATCAGGATCAGTAGCATAAACTACGTATTGTCTATAGAACAGCTTCTTTGATATTTCCCAACCTAATAAATGACATTGTGACCATAGCTGTTCATACTTACCATTCACTGGTGTACCACTTAATAAAATTACATTGGTTGGATTTAACTTATTAAGAATAAATTTAGCACGTTTAGTAGTTTCATTTTGAATTAAAGATGATTCATCCAACATTAAAGTGAAATCAGTTAGTTTAGATAAATCAGGTCTTAACCACACTAGATCATAATTGATAACACCTACTTGAATTAAATCAGTTCCATCATCATGATTATATTCATCAAAATCTTTTTTATAAGTTAAATCAAACACGTGACAATGGTAATTGTTATCAAAGTGATTAATCCAGTCATCTATTTTAGATTTTTGACAAACAACTAAAATATTCTTACCTAACTGAATAGCTTTTTCAGCACCTACATAAGTTTTACCTAGACCAGTTAACCCATGTCGAGATAATAAGCCACACGATTATGTTGTTTCGTTTGTTCCAAAACATCTACCTGATGTTTAAGCATATTAACTGACATAGTTTTCATCACCTCTTTCTATTTGTTTCATTAACTTAACCATTGGAAGCACCTACCAATCCAAACATTTCAGTTACTTCATCTGGTGTTAAATCATAGCGTTTACTGATAATGTTTATTTCACTTAATTTAAAAACACCTTTATTGTTGATCTTAATATTAAGTGATGGTCTAGCTATACCTAAAGCTTTAGCAAGTGATTCTTGTGTATCACCCTTTAAAATCATCTTGCTTTTTAACATCTTTGTATTTACCAATTTCATCACCTCCTTTTAAATCGTTCAAATACATTTGAACAGCAACTTCTAAATAACCAAAAGCTAAAGCATAACCATCTTTTTCAGCGTGTTCTTTAGCTTCCTGTAAAGAACGTTCTAATCTTTCTATACTCATGCTTTTCTCCTTTCTAAAAATACCCATACAGGTATCTTCACTATTTATTATATGCTTCTTTGTTTAAAATACAATACATTTTGTAAAAATTTTCTAATTTTTTGTTATTGTACTATAATTGATTTTTCAATATCAGTAATAATATCGATTAATATACTTAGTTCTTCAATAGATAAATCTAATAAATCATTTAAAATTGAATCCATGTATTTATCACCTCTAATCAAAATAATAGTACATGTGTTCGTATTTTTAAACAAAAAATTTTAAATTCAATTTAATCTAATTTAACAAAATTGATTTATAATTTGATTATATCAATATAATTTTATTTTGCAATACTTTCTGTAAACTTTTTTTAATCAAAAGTATTCATAACGTTAACTACCTGTTTGTAAAAGACTAATTGAAAATGTACAATTAACATAATGAAAGGATGATTGATTTGATTGGTGAAAAACTAAAAACTTTAAGAAAAAATAGGAACTTGAAACAAGATGATATAGCTGAACTTTTTGGAATAACAAAAGGAACAGTGAGCAACTGGGAAAACAATAGAAGAACACCAAACATCCAGCAGCTACAACGATTATCAGATTTTTATGGTGTAAGTATGGATTATTTCAATGAAGAAGAAAAAAAACCTGTAAAAATTGAAGTAGAAGTTAAAGAAGTAATTTATAAAGCTAAAAATTTACTTAACGATGAGAATGTTTCTTTAGATGATAAAGAACGTTTATTCAATGAAATAATGCGACTATATGTAGACATAAAAAATAAGTGACCTAAAGCCACTTATTAGAATAATCTTTTTTTAACATTTTAATTTCATCTTTTGAATAAAATAAATTATCACTTTTACATATACGATTTAATACATCATAAACTATTTTTAATTTTTCTGGATCAGGTGTTGTTGGTGTAATAATTTTATCTTGCATGTGACCACCTCATTTAAGCATATGATTTGAAAGTTTACTTTATGTATACTATTATTAATATAAAGTTTACTTTATGTTTACTTTTTAATAAATATGAAATGAGTGGAAATAATGAGAAAAATTATTAATCAACAAGAAGCTGAAATTTTTATTGAAGAATATATTATATTTTTACGTAAGTCACGTAGTGATAATCCTAAAGAAACACCTGAAGAAACTTTAGAAAGACATGAACAGCAACTTCAAGAATATGCTGAACGTGAATTAGGTTCACGTATTGATGAAAAAAATATCTATCGTGAAGTAATTTCAGGTGGTGAAGAACTTGAAAATAGACCTGAATTTTTAAAGGTATTAAGTAGACTTGAAAAAGGTAATATTAAAGGTGTTTTAGTTGTTGATCCACAGCGTTTATCAAGAAGTGGTATGTATGGTGCTGGTGATATTATAAATGCTTTCTATTACACTGATACATTAATAATTACACCTAGTAAAACGTATGATCTAAAAAATAAATATGATAAAAAGTTTATTGAAATGGAATTATTACAGGGTGCTGAATATTTAGGTTATGTTAAAGAAAAGTTATCTATAGGAAGAATGACCAGTGTAAAAGAAGGTAAATATGTTGGTTCAGTAACACCTTTTGGTTATGATAAAGAAAAAATAAAGAACGAAAAAGGTTATAAATTAGTTATTAATGAAAATGAATCAGAAGTTGTTAGAATGATATTTGATTTGTGTTTAGAAGGTATTGGTACTTCTAACATAGCTAACGCTTTAAACAAGTTAGGAATGGTAGCACGTAAAAGCAACGTGTGGACACCAGCTATGGTTAGAAATATACTTGAAAATCCTACTTATTATGGTATGTTAACGTGGCAAAAAACAAAACAAGTGAAGAAATTAAAAGATGGTTCTTTTATAACTAAAAAAGAATATCAAGATGAATACATTCTTGTTAAAGGTTTACATGAAGCAATTATTAGTGAAGAAGAATTTAAAGCTGCACAAGATAGATTAAAAAATAGTAATCATCCACGTAGACCATCCAACATTGATCAAATAAGTAATCCACTAGCTGGAATAGTTAAATGTTCAGTGTGTGGTCGTTCAATGATTCGTAGACCATACAACAAACCTAACACTAAAAACGCTAAGAGAATACACGAAGTTGATAAATCTTCTTTATTAGCTTTACTACGTGAACGTAAAGAAGCTAGTGGTCTATCGTTAAATCAAATAAAAGATAAATTAGGTGATGTTAGTAAAGATCAAGTTGTATCGTGGTTTACACCAAACATAAATAAATTTTATACTTCTAAAAAATTTAGTGAAAAGTGGTTTGAACTAAAAGAGATATTAAATATAACTACTGATGAATATGATGAAGCTTTAACTACATATGGTTTTGATAGTGTTCGACCACCATCTTTAATGTGTTCTTTAGCTCATTGTGATACAGTAGCTAGTGATTTACACTTAGTAGAAAAACGCATTTTAAGCCTGCTAGAAGAACGTTTTAATGAATACAAGTATTTCCTTGATAACTATGAAAAAGAAGTTGTGAAGGAAGTAAAAAACAACGCAAACAGCATTAAAAGAATAAACGAACAAATAGAAAAGAAAAATAATCAGTTAACTAGAATAAGTGAATTCTATGAACTAGGTGATTACACACGTGATCAATTTTTAAAACGTAAGAAAGAAATAAACGATGAATTAGCTTCATTGGAAGCAGCTAAAAAAGAAATAGATGAATATAAAGAAGAAGATAAAATTATTAAATACAAAAAAGCAATCCCAAAATTACAGGATTGCATACAAAATTATGATAGTTATACTGTACCACAAAAGAATGAGCTTTTGAAATCAATAATTGATAAAGTTATTTATTCTAAAAAAGAAAATGGTCGATGGAATCCAAACGTTACTTTCTATTTAGAAATGCACACAAAAATTTAAAACCCTGAAGATATTATTCTTCAGGGTAAATATAGGATTAATCATTGATAACTTATATGTTCATATTCTTATGTAGATAGAAGTTATCAGTTAAAAACACTACATGATACGAAAGGGTTTTTGCTGATATGAGTAGAAAAAGATTGTTTTATCAAGTGGTTAGAATTAATAAGATGTATTTAGCTGGTGAAATGGATGAAGAAACGTTTTATCTTTTAAGAAGTAAAATCATAGCGTATTTAACGCGTAATCAACGTATAAGCAACGTTTAATAAATGTTCGATAAAATACTAACAAAAATTAAAACGAGCCTGTAAAGGCTCTTTATTTTAATTTACACATATCTTCATAATATTCACAATGTTCAGTCATGTATCTACAGCAATTTTGACAGGATTTAACTTCACGCTTTTTCATACAGTTTTTAATGTTTTCACCTAACGTTGGTTCTTTTTTTGGTGATTTAGTTTCAGTTTCACCTATTAAAATTTTAGGTGTTGCACCACCATTACCATATTCCATATTTAATTCTGTTGCTTTCAATACAATGTTAGCATTGTTAATAATATTTTGTGCTATATCACACATGGAATCAGCACGTTTAATTTCTTTTTCTAATTGTTCATCAGTTAGATCATCATCGTTCAAACGTTCCATTTGCTCAAATAGATGATTGTTTAAATCTAATAAAGTATTTTTAATCATTTTCAACCCACTCCTTTACTTTTCTATAATTATCAGTTGTTAAAATCATATCTAAATGAAAACTAGCAATACCATTTCTTTCAGTAATTCTTTTACTATCACTTTCATTTTTTAATATTTCTAATACTTCTAAATCTTGTTTGATAGTTTCTAATTCATCATTTTTCATAAAACAACCACCCGCTGCTTTTGTAATAGGTGATTGTAATATTTTATCTAACGCTTCTTTACTTGTCATTTTCTAATACCTGCCCATCTATCAATATTCAACCAAATCAACCCTAGTGAAGCTATAAGTAGAATCAAAACAATTACCATATGTGTGTCAGTCATCATCCGATACCTCTTTTAATAAATCTTCTTTTTTCATTTCTTCTTATTCTTTCTTTCATATAGTTTAATATATAATTTAGATAGTTCTATTCCTGAAGCTGTTGCTTCAGGTGTTTCAAATCTTAATTTCTTTTGGTTTAAAACATGATGTTGGTTCATAGTAACAATAGCTAGATTATTAATATCAAAGTTTCGTTTGTTTCCATCTAGGAATATACACACATAACCTTTAGGTATCTTTCCATAATGTTGTTCGTAAATGTATCTATGTTTTAATTGCCATTTGTTTGGTTCAGCAATTTTAATTATCACATAACCATCTTTACCGATGTATTCATAACCAACAGGTTTATGTTTCCAATCAGCTTTATTGAACGAATGATCAGATTTTTTAAAACAAGTTGTACGTGCTTTTTCCTGTTGTTCTTTAGTTAAATATTCATCCCACTTTTTACCTTTATTAGGTGGTACACTACCTTTTTCAAAATAACCTGTTAAACCTGAAGATAGTTTATGATTCGTTTTAAAATAACCTATTTGATTAACAGTATAAGAAGTATTAAATTCTTTGTTCACTAATTCACATAATTCTTTATCGTATAGACCTTTAACATGATCAATAATGAATTGTCTTACTTCAGGTGTAAATCTAGCTTTCATCGTGCATAACCACCTAATTCATCTAATAAAACTTTACTATCTCTACCATAGTATTCTATAACTTTAGTAGCTAGAAAAATAAATACACCACTTTGTTTATATCTTTTTTCATAACATTTAAAACCTTCATTCCACTGATAACCTAACTTATGTAAATATTCAATACTACCTTTGTATTTCATTATCATCACATCCTTCCTTTTAATCTTGCTGGAATAACTATTTCAGCGTTGCATTTATCACAACAATAATCGTTTTTAATAGGTCTAGCATTATTGCCATGACCAGTGTATTCTTCACCACAAATACAGCACTTGTTCGTTATTTCACGTATACCATTGTCTTGAAGTATAGATTTAGTATTATCATCTATTTCACTAATCAATTTGTTGATTAATGTTTTACTATCGAAATTTACTAATAATGTATACCAATCACTTTTAAAGAATCTAATAATTGATTTTAGTTCACGAATATTTTTATCGAGTTTATCAGGATCATCAGTACATTTTTTAATTCTTTTAACTGTTTTTCTAAAGTCATAAATAGCTTGAATCACAATAGCGTGAGATAATCTTTCACATGCTTCATCATTCATTTTTGATACCTCCTTTCATCTTCATATATACCTCATAGGGTATTTTATTCTTTAAACCTATCTTTTAAATAAATTGGTTTTTTCATCGGTTCACCAATTAAGATTTCTAGTTCTAGTAATTGATCCCAATAATTTTTTAAATATTTTTTGTAATTTGCAAGTTCTTTTAAATTCTTGTTTCTACAACACCAGCAGCTTACCCTAGTAAGTATTGAATATAGTTCAATACCATTTTCTAACCATTTAAACCCTTTATCATAACAATACTTTAAACACATTTCTTCAGTATAACCTAATTCAGCTAAAGGACTACTTTTATTAGTTCCTTTTAATCTTTCGAGCCTTTCAGGTTCATCAAAGGCTAGTCCTATGTATTGGTGATCTTCTTTACAATATTTATCTATTGCTTTTAATTTTTCAGTAGTTCCCCAACGACACATTCCACCACACCAACCATAACCATTTTTAATTTCACCTTTTCTACTCATGTGTTGGTAATTGTACATTTTATCTCTAAAAGCCATTGTTGGTTTTAGTTCAGTGTATTTTATTCCTAATTCTTTGAGTACTGGAACAACTTTATCACGTGTATTATAAATAGCTTGAAATTCCATTCCTGTATCATAGAACACTACCTCATCTAAAGGTAATTTTTTATCAATTAATAATAGTAGCATAGCTAGTGAATCTTTTCCCCAGCTTACACTTGCGATATGTTTCATAACAACCACATAAACTATCTCTAGTTTGTGGTTAATTTAATATGCGATTTTTCTTCTAAGTAATCACTGCGTTAAATTTTATGTATTAATTCCACTTTTAACATTTAATACAACCTAGTTTCACTAGGATTAGTTATTACTCCTTTCTTCATCTTCATAAATAACTTCACACTTAACGTGTGGTACTTTAATTCTTTCAATGATGTATAAAACTAAATATTTAATACCTATGAAAGCAGCCCACATTAATAATAAGATAAAATTAATCATCAATATCAGAATTAACATTTTTATGTACCTTTCCTTTCTCTATTAGTTCTTTTAATTCGTTTTCATACTTAATCATTAATTTTTCATTTGTTTTCAAAAAATTAATATATTTTTCTTTTTGTTGTTGGTATATTTCAAATAATGTTTTTTTATTTTTAGCACTAAAGACATATATACCTGTGCGAATATCTACTAACTGATAAATTTTTCCATTAGTAGATAAATCATTTTTTCTTAAATTGACATAAAACAAACGATCATCTTCTTTAAATTTAGTTCCTTCTACTTCAGCAACTTCATCACGTAATCTTAAATAATATTTCATAAATTTTTAATACCTCCTTTATAAAGTACGCTTTATGGTTAAGCGTTAACCTTTCTTATTACAGCTCTTAAATAGCTTTGTACTGTTGTTGTTTTAAACATATCGTTATAATCACTTGTCATGTATGTATCAATTCGTATGACTTGATAATTTTCATATTCTTTTAAAATTAAGCAATCTACTTTTGTTATTTCTTTGTTTTCGTTAATAATAATTAAGCTACTTATATTTGCTATTGTTGTTAATTGGTTTAATGCTAATATTTCCATTGTGTTATTCCTTTCTTGCCTTTCGGCTACGCTTTTAAAGGTTGAGCGTTAACCCATTAGAACGAACATTCAGCAATATAATATTCTTTTTGTTCGATGAACATTAATTCATCAGCTTTTTGTTGTGCTCTCCATTGTTGCTTATAATAGAATCTTGTAGTGTGCATTTTCCCCTTCTCATCATTAAATACCACGATCCAACCGTTGTTCTTTGGTAATCTTAATTTTGTCATTGTTCATTTCCTCTTTCTTTCCGATGGAAGATATTACCATTTCCATCTGTAATTATATTAGCATAGTAAATTTTGAATTGCAATACAAAATGTAAAAATTTTCTAACAATTTAAAACAAAAGAAAAAAGATACTCTAAAGAGTATCTTTAAATCTACATCATACCAGCTTTTGAAACAGCAATAGTACCACGAATGTTTTGACCTGAAGCTGAAATAGTTAATGCTGTTATTGTATCAGTATAAGAACATTTAGCACTAGCTGATAAATCATAAATAGCATATGATTGAACATAACCACTTCTAGCATATGTAGGACAATTTAAGCCATAAGTAATAGCTACAGCTATTGTTTGACCTGAAGCAATTCTAACAATGGATGATGTGTATGAACTACCAGCGTAAGCGTAGTATTCACCGCCATAAACTCTTAATAGTCCATCATCGTAAACATCGAAAACGTAAGCATTACCACTAGGAATTGTTAATGAAACTCTACAATTTCTAAATGTACCACTTTTAGCTATTAAGCCACCACTAGTAGCTGTGATCCAAAATCTACAATTTTCAGCATATGGTTTAATATTTGTTGGTGTACTAAACATATAAATATAAGCACCATTAGTAGCTATAATATTAATACCTACAACATTAACATCCATACCATACATAATAACATTATATGAATCAGCTTCACATTCAATAGTTATTTGTCTACAATCAGTAAAATCAACAATTACTTTTCTATTAGATACAGTACCCTGTGCTAACTTCATCCATATGTAAGGTGAAGCACTTGTACCACTACCACTAAGTGGTGATGTAGCACCGAAAACACCATGAACTATTAATCTTACTGAAGAATAATCACTAGCACCTGTTTGGAATTCACTAATAATATTACTGATATTAACGTTATCAGTTAGACCATTACAATAATAATGATGTTCTAAATTGTGATTAACAGCGTTCATTTGTGTATTTAACAAAGATACTTCACCAACAACTGAATCAGCACTAGCAGCATTGACATTTTTATGAACTTCAAATTCTATCTTAGTACCAACAATAGGTAAACCTACATACAATCTAATATAATCGTTATTTGTAATACTATAATTGATTCCTTCAGTAAAAACCCTACCTTCAACAAGTACTATCAATGTATCGTATGCTTTATTATATTGTTTAATACCAATTGGAACAGAAGTTTGATTTTCACTTGAGCTATAATATGTATTTCTGTAAGTTCTAACAACAGTAGCACCTACACCACTCATAACATTACACAACGAACCATCAACACGTGTATCAATAATATTAGAATCAGTAAGTGTATATGTAGTTGATTCAACAATTACATAAGCAATACAAACTTCATAAATCATTCCATCGCGTGTTAAATCATCTTTGGTTGGTATATGATCAAGTGATTTAATGTAAATTAAAGGTTCACGAACGTTTTCATTATCATCGTTTCTAATAATGACACAATCATAACGAGTAGTACTTGTAGCATTATCTAAAGTGATACTATAGTTTGATTCGTTTACAAACCATGCACCACCTAATTTAGCATAGCCTTTAGCAATATTAATAACCATTCCTTCACCAGCTGATACTTTTAAATTATCACCAGCTGTTCCATCAGTATCAGGTTTAATACCATCAGTATAAATTACATCGTATGGTTTTCTAATATCTTCAGCTGTATAAACTCTATCGTTATTACCATTAACAATTTTGTTGTTATAAAATCCACCTCTATAGGTTTTATTACTTGCGTAAATAGGCATTTTTCCACCCTCCTTTAATTAATATATTCAAACGTTGGTTCAATAACATGACCATCTTCATTATCATCACTTTCCATGATTTCAGTAATTCGTGCTTCAGCTTCAATTCCATAATCATTAATAACTTTCACAATATCACCTAAATCATAATCAGTTTTGTATTCGTATGTATCTATGGTATCTATTGAACCTTTAAATTCTTGTGTTTTAACGTGATCAGATAAAGTATTTTCACCAATAATACGTATCAACAATAAATAAGTATCATCAGTAACAGTAATCTTTTCTTCTTCACCACTGGTATCACTAGTTGCAACAGCTATATCATTACCTTTAATAGTTGAATAATAAGTTGAACCATCTAAGAATAAATCAGGAAACATTTGAAGTAATTCTTCATAAGTAATACTTCTACTAGTGCTAGTTCCATCAACATATATTTCTTTTCTATCTTCACCTGTTGGTTCTTCATCACCACGATATAAAGATAATAAATGAACTTCACCAGCTGTGTTTTCGTAAGAAACATATACTACATTTTTATAATTACTTTCATCTTCTTCATAATTAGAAGAAATGATGTTAGCATATGATGGTGAAAACTCTACATATTCGTTATTAGTTCTTATAGCTTTGTTAACACCTTTATATAATCTAAACACCAGTTTGTTATTGTATAAATCAAATGATACCCTAAAGCCATAATTATAAGTTTGACATGTAGTTTGAATAAGTTGTAATAAATCTTCAGTGAAAGATGTTACTTCTATAGTTTCAGTAAATTCACTTTCATTACTATAATCAAATTCAAAGTTAGATATTTTTCTAGCTGTTTGTTCAGTATTAATAACATTATCTTCTAATAACTTTTTAATAAAATTAAATACTGTTCCTGAAAAAGTAATCGACCATCTAACAATTCTATTCGATAATATTGTTGCTATATCAGTAGCTGTTGCTACGATGTAATCACCTTTTTCTTTATCTGTTTCAATATCACGTTTTAATATTTTACAAAACATATCATCGTTTGCACGATACACATAATTACCTATATTAAGTAATTGAAGCATATTAACATCACATGGTACATAAATTTCACATTCACCAACACCATTATATTTTTTATTCCACAAAACACTATCAGCTTGATCAATGAAACCTATTATTTCATATTGTTGATTTAAAATATAAAGTTCCATAAATTAAACCCCTAAATACTTATTAGTGAAGTTAACTTTTACTTCAACATCAGTAGCACCTGAATCAGCTGAACAACTAAACACATTAATACCTTTTTTAAGTGTAAACCACGTTGAATTAGGTACTACGTATTTTAAAATGTTTTCTACAGTTCCATCAGATCGAATTAATTTACATGTTTTAGGTGAATGTTCAGTATCGATTTCAACGATTTCATTTTCATATAGTGTAGTGTTGATTTTAAAATATTCAGCTGTGTTATTAGCGTTATAAATATTTAGATTAGTAACTGTTCCTAAACATTTAGCTGTTATTACAACACCTGTTTCAGCACCATAATTAAAAATGTTTGTTTTGTTATTTTCATTAATAGTTGAAAAAGGAATACCATTACTATCTATTGCAAAAGCAAAAGTAAATTGTTTTAGAAGTAAAGAAATATCAGCACTAATTTCTTGTAAGTCCTTCCAGTATGGATTTTCACAAACAATAGCTAATTCAACAACTTCATTATCAGTAAACATTTCTATTTCACAATCTTGTACATGACCTTCACAATACACGTTTTTTAAGCCATTAGCGTAACGAACTTTAACGTATTGTTCAGTGTCTACCCATTCATACAAAGCGTTTCTATTAGCTTCTATATCACCTAATAATTTAATTGTGATTACAATGTTTCGTTCATTCAATGTTGAACCATTGTATTTAACACCTTTCCTATTAGGTGATTTAGAAGTAAAGATAGAAGCTGAAGGTGGATTTAATCCTGTTACATCTAAAACTACGTAATTAATTTCATCATTAATATCAACGATGTTATTAGAATCATTTTCTAATTTTAAACTAAACATATTAAATCACCCCTTCATTTTTAAGTTTCATTTTAATGGTGTTGTAATTATCATTTTCTAATTGTTTTAATTGCTTACGTGATAGTGATCCATTGTAGTTAACTGTCATACCAGCATTAATAACTTGACTTACACCACCAGCTTTACCATTACCAGTATAGGTATTATTTAAGTCTAAACCACTTTTAATACCACCTAAATTATCACTTACAAAACCACTAAATTTAGATAGATTTTTCTTAACGTATGGAATAGAATCTAAAACACCTTCACCAATACCTTCACCAACATAAATACCGACTTCATCAGCCATTAATTTAGATGGTGAACCAATTTTAAATGTTTTCTTAAACCAACCTGATACATCACCAGCAAAACCAGTAATTTTATCTTTTAGCCATGTAGCACCATTTTTAATACCTTCCCAAATACCTTTAACAATGTTTTCACCTGTATCTAGGAATTTTTCTTTAATACCTTCAAAAGCTGATTTAATTTCATCAACTTTACTTTTGAAAAAGGCTTTAACACCTGAGAATGTATTTTTAATACCTTCCCATCCATTTTTAAATATATTCTTAACTTTTTTGATTAGATCATCAACGAATTCTCTAAAACCATCAAAGTTATCGTACAAGTATTTTATAACACCAGCTACAGGATTAACGATAAATAACATTAATGATTTCCAGTTATTTTTAATCCATTCTACAACAGCGCCAAAAGCGTTTTTAATACCTTCCCATAATCCGATCCAAAAGTTTCTAAATGCTTCACTCTTATTCCACAAAACAACAAAAGCAGCAACTAGACCAGCTATAGCAGCTATAATCAAACCAATAGGATTTAATGACATAGCAAGATTTAAAGCGTATTGAGCTAAAGTCATACTCTTTAAAGCACTAACAACAGATTGAATAATACCAACAACTTTCCACGCTACGAAAGCTGCACCAATACCAGCTATACCAGCTATGATTCCATCTTTATTATCGATAATCCATTGTAAACCTTCTACGATTTTAGGCATTATTTCATTTATGAATGTATCGAAAGCTTCAGTAATTTTTGCACCTAAAGCTTCAAAATCAACACCTTCAGATAGTTCTAATATCTTTTCTAATATTCTAGTAAAACCTTCACGAATTTTAGTTGTAATAGGTTCAATAATAGTACCAGCTTCTGCTAGTTTATTTTGCCATTCAATATTAGCTTCTTTTGCTTCAACTAAATCTTTGTTTTGATCACGATATGATTGTGAAACTTTATCTAATCCTTCACTATTTAAAAGGTTCATAGCGTAATTTCTACGCTGTTCATCAGTCATACCAGCTGTTTTAGCTTGAACTTCTTCTAGGTTATAACCCATACGTTCAAGTAATTCAGCAAAATTACCTGTTAAGTTAGCACCACCTGATCCAATCCATTCTTGTAATGAATCAGCTAAACCTTCAAACTTTAAAGTGTCTTTCCATTTTAAAGCAGCACCTTCTAAAGACTTTGTTATGTTATCAAGTGAACTTTCATCAAAACCAGCTGTTAATAAGTTATTTAATCCTTCTGTAATACTACCTTCATCATCAAACACACCCATTAGATCAGCAAACTTATCTTTGATAAAATCAGTTGAAACACCAACATCAGTAGCAGCTGTTTCTAAAGTAGCTAACGTTGATCTATATTCACGTGTTGCTTCAGCTAAACCTAATATACTACTAACAGCGTTTTTAGCTGCACCAACTAACGCTGTTAAACCATTAGCAATAAATCCAGCTATAGCACCTTTAGCTATTGTAAAGCCATTAGCAGCTTCTTCAGCTTGTTTACCTGTTTTTTCAACAGCTTTACCAGCTCTTAAAGATGTTTTTTCTAAATCAATAGAACCTTCTTTAACACTTTTTAAAGTTTCTTTGTAATTGCTTAATTCTTTTTCAGTTCTATTAACTACTGATTGTTGATTATTAATTTGAACTTTGAGTTTTCTAGCAGCTTCACTATTTTCACCCTGTGATTTAACAACTTTATCGTATTCAGCTTTTAAACCAGCTAACTTACTTCTTTGAAGATTTAAAACAGTATCTAATTGTTTAATCTTAGCATTTAAACCTTCAGTAGATTTAGTCCAATCATCCATTCCTGAAGAAGCAGCTTTAAATTCACTATTAGCTAGTTGAATTTGTTTGTTAGCTTCACTTAATCCACTTTTAAGATCAGTGACATCTAAGCCTTATTCAACCCATAGCAACACCGATGTAGTTATCGTTATTAGCCATGATTTGCACCACCTCCCTACTTTGTTAATCTAATTTATAATCAGTTACAGGAATATACGTTTTTTCTTTTCCTGTTTTTTTATCTATGTTCTTTTCTTTTTGACTAAACTTTTGTAAACGTTTAGATAATGTTAAAAATTCACTAAAGCGTTCCCTTCTTAACTGAAAAGGTGAAATGTGAAATCTATCACATATGTTTATTTCATATTCAAATAAAATTTCATAAAGGGTGGTAGTTTTTCCACCACCACCCTTTACTTGTTTTTTGAACTACCGAAAGATGAAGTTAATCCAGTAATTGAATATTTAATTATAGAAGCAACACATTTAATGATTTCACTTGTTCTAGTACGTTTGATTTCATCATCAGTTAATTCATCAAATACATCTTTTAAAATATCTTTGAAAACTGAAACACCACCAACAATCATTTTCAACATTTCAGCTAGTTTAGATTCATCACTTAATGCTTCTAAACTACCATCAAACATATCAATATTGATAATGTTTAATAAATCTTCACATGCACCAGTTGATAATTCAAAATCATTAACAACATAAGTTTTTTCAACTTCTTTTAATTTTCTATCGACATAAATATTTAATTTTAATTCCATAAATTAATCCATCCTTTCTTTTTTAAAATTAAGCTAATTCAGCTAATTCATCAGGTGTTAATACATCACTTGTTGATGTTCCTGAAGTAAATGTTCCGAAAACAGCTGTTTCAGTAACAGCACCTTTTATTGGTAATTTAGCTGTTTTAGCTACTTTACCATCATAGATAGGTGATGATGTGTGAATAGCTGTGAATGTATATTCAACATTGTTAGCTTCTGTTCCATCGTTTTTAGTGTTGTGTGTTTCAGCACCACCACTAAATTTACCTTTGTAGAAAATATTAATTTCTTCAGTTCCATCAGTTTTACCACCAATAAAACCTAAAGCAAAATATTTTTTGTTCTTAGGTGTACCTACTAACATATCTTGACCTTCAACATATGATGTACCATCAATTAAAGCACGTGTTTTATTAGCTAAAACAGAAACAGTTAAAGTTAATTCATCACTACCTTCAGCGTCAACAACAATAGCAGCTAGATCATCATAGTAATGTGTTTCACTAGATTCATTTGAAGCACCAGCAACAGCTTGAACACCACTTAGTTCTTGCCACATACCTGTTGTATATGTACCGTTATCAGCTGTAATTTCAGCAACAACTAATTTTCGTACACCCCTGTATTCATTGTATTCCATAATTTTTAATCCTCCTTATGAATTATGTTTACGATTATTCTTCTACCAAAATAATCATTTCTATCAGCTGGTGTATCATAACCCTTACCTTCAACAACTAAACCAGCTGTTTTAGCTGCTAATATAAATTCATTCATTTTTGAATAAATTAAGTTAGGATCATTTGTGTAGAAACAAACTTGAACTTTTTCTATATATCTAGTTTCATGATTATCATAGAAACTATCATTAGGTGTATCAAAGTTTTGAAATGTAAAGAATGAACTATCATATTCATCACTACTTAATGAACCCTGTCTATAGTAAGGTACTTGTAAATTTTCAAATATTGTAAATAGTTCTTCCATCATTTCAACTCCTTCAATATATCGTTCAATGTTTGTCTTTGAATTTCTTCAATTTGTTGTCGATTATTTTCAACAGCGTAATATCTGAAGAAATAACCTTTTTGCGTTGGTGTTCCTACATCTAAGAATATAGCTGGTAAACCACCTTTTTTGATTTCATAACCAACAATAGATTCAACTTTACCATCTTTAATTGTAGATGGTAATTGTGTATAACTTTCTAAAGTATCACCAGTATCTTTATGACCTAACATGAAATTTTGCATATCAGCACCAACGATTTTTAAACTTTCATCAACAGCTTTAGATACAGCTTCATCAACTTTACCACCAGCTTTTTCAATCTTGTTTAATAAATCTTTAACACCGTACATTTCAATTAAGTTACCACGTTTGACTGATGAACCACGATATTTTTTAGCCATGAATTCTAACAACCTTAAATTTCATATATTGATTTCTACGATTGATATTTTCAGGTGTATTTAACACTTCATAAATAGAATCATCATCTAGTAATTTAATTCTATCTTTTGATTTCAATGTACTGATAAACCATGTATCGATTTCTAAAGTATCTTCAATGACATATACATCATTTATTATTTTTTCAGTACCACCATATGATTTAGCTGAACAAAAATAAACTTCTTCACCTTCAACATATGACTGAGCTTGTACACCATTAATTAATTCTTTAGTTAGTGATAGGATTTTAAAAGGTACATTGAAAGGTGTTTGTGGTGTGTATTGTTTACTCATTAATAACACCTCTTAATTGATCAGCACGTTGATAAAAGTATTCACTAAATTTAGTATCACTATTACCATAGTTCCATAAATCAGCAACACCACGAATAATTACACCAACACATCTTTCATCGATTAAATCATTTTCTAAATCTAAAAGTGTAGTAGAAACACCAGCACTTAAAAGATATGCAATAACTTCATCGATATAAAGATTAATAGTTTCATCTAACTGAGATGGAACACCACCTAAACCAGTTTTAACTTTTGATAATATTTCTGTTTTTGTCATATTCCCACCCCTTTGTTTTTAAATTGTGATAGAGTGAGCATTTAAACCCACTCTTTCACACTATTAATTTTTAATTAAGCTGCTTTTTTAACAACTTTAACAAGTGAATCATTGTCAATAGATTTACCATCAACTGACATAACAGCTTTTACACGATGATCTTCAGTGTCCCAATCTTGTTTACGTTGAATACCTAAATCATATGAAGTATTTAAAACGTAATCACTGAAATCATATAAGAAAGCTACGACTGAATCAGATTCTAAAGCTGATTCAACATAATCAGGTAAATATGGTACTAAAACAACATCACGACCTAATAACATTCTTTCAGGTTTACCAGCAATACCATAATTGATACGACCGATAGGTTGACCATTAGAATCTACTTGTGAATAGATTGACATGAATGTTTTCTTTGTCATACACCATTTAGCACCAGCTTCTTTATGTTGTGGTAATTCAGCTTCAGCAGCACATAAAGCAGCATAATCGAAATGACCAGTAGCTAATTTAGCAATTTCAACTGATTTACCTGTTTCAGCTAAAATACCTTTTGGTGAATCAGCACCAGCATTATCACTTACAACTTTAGCTTCAATAGCTTTAGCCATAGCTTCACCAACTTGTCTTACAAATAAAGCTTCAAAAGCTGGTAATGTTTGAACTGAAACTTCTTGAGAATAAGAGATTTCACAACGTAGTTTGAAAGCACCAAAGATAATTGTTCCTGATAATGATTTCTTTTGTGCTGTTGAACCAGCTCCTTCAGCTACCCAAGTAGCAACAGGTTTAGCACCATCTAAAGCAATAGTTTGACCTACAGCATATGATGTTTTTGTTAATAATGGTAAAACCATTCCATAAGATTCAATAACTTCTTTAATTTGTGGAATTAAGTTTTCAGGAATAACTGTACCAACATCACTAGTTAATGTGTTAGCACGTAATTCAGCTGGAATAGCTGTACCTTTTGCTACGTAATTAGCAAAAGCCATACGATATTCCATGTTATCGTTTACCATAGCACGTGAACTATATGTATTCATAGGGTTAAAACGTGTTTCCTCAACTTTAGCTAATTGATTTCTAGCTTCTACAATCTCAGCTTCTAAAGCTTCTTTTTCAGCACCTAAAGAACGAACTTCATCAACTGATGTAGCATTTTTGATTAATTCTTTGATTTCAGCACAACGTGCTTCTTTGTTAGCAATTACTTTTTCAAAATATTTTTTCATTTTTTCTTTCCTCCTATAAAAATAATGCTTTAGTTTTTTCAAGTTCTAATTTTTCTTTATCACTGTCCAGTGATTTTTTTCTAACGCTGTCCAGCGTTTTCTTAGCATTGTCCAATGCTAATTTATCTCTAGCTGTAATTTCAGTTTGTTCATATGCTGGAAATGTAACAGCACTAACTTCGACTACAGTTGAAATATCAGTAATTTTTCTTAGTGGATGATCACTATCTAAGTTTTCCCAATCTTCACCACGAACACCAAACATAAATGACATTCCACTAATATCACCACGTTCAACAGCTGAATATAAACTACGTGCTTCAGCGTTGTTATCACAATCTAAATCAACTTCAATTTCAAGACCACGTTCAGTTACTTGTAATCTCATTGTTGAATTAGCGTTGTTATTTCTTGAACGTGCTAGTGGTATTTTAGATGTATCGTGATTTACTAAAAATCTAACATCTTTTAAATCAGTTTTATCTAAAGCACCACGAACAATTTCTTCATCAAACCAACCTAAATCAGTTCTTTGATCATAAACAATAGGTATACCTGTAAGGGTATATTTATTTTCATTTTTTAAAGCTCTAACTTCAAAGTTAAAGCTTCTTTGCATTAACTCTTTATTCATTTTTATCACCTACACTATTATTATATGCAAAAAATTATTTTTATTAATTAACTATTGTTCAACTACTTCTTCTACTGGAACATTTAATATAGTTTCATATTGTGTCATAAACTCATCTAGTGGCAATGTATTATCAATACCATATACTTTTGCTAAAATGTCTTTACATTCCACTTGCGAAACTTTTCCATTATCACCATAGATTAAAATAATATCGCCTTCATAATCTTTAAAAGGCTGTTTTGACAAAAAATGTTGTGGTTCAAGTCCGTTGATTGAACTTGTTTTATCCCATACTTTATAATTCATAACTTACCCCCTTTTTTATAATTTAAGTTTAAAAATGTCTTTTGAGGCAACACTACCACTTTCTGAAGCATAACCACCAAAAATATATAAATAGCCATTACAATATACAAGACTCGAACCATTTTTGATTATTGAAATATCTTTATCTAATGATAGTGTAAAAACACCATCTTTACCGTGAGGCTTAATAATAATTGATTTATTGTAATTATATCCATAGCAGTAGTTGTTCATATTTTCATCAATCACCAAATGTCTATTTGATACACCGCTAAAAATAGGTAATTCCCACTTTTTTGTAAATGTCTCTAATGTTCCTGTTTCAATATCATAGCAATAAACATCGTAATCATTCGTTAAAGATGATGAACTTATTTTATAACCACCAAATAAATATATTTTGTTATCGTCTACGAATGGCATTTTATCAGAATAATTGCTAGTTATATCAACCGAAATAGTTGTGATTGTATCAGCAATAGTATCATATACATATAACGCTTTGTTTGAAGAACTATGAACATAAACTTTTGTATCAATAGGAAATGCAACGAAATATGATGTAAGTTGTGTTGGCATTACTGCATTACTTAATGATAGTGTTTCAGTTTCCGTATCAAATATATATATTTTATATTCCATTACGCTAGAACTATAAAATGAACCACCAAAAAGATAAATTTTAGTGCCAATAGCACAACATCTAATATTCATTACTCTATCAGGTAATGTTGTTGATAATGTGGTAAGTTCTTCAGTTATCGTATTAAATTTTAATATAGATGATATTCGCATTGTGCTAGTAGTATTATTTTGTCCACCAAATAGATAGATATTATCACCCACACTAGCCGAACCCATAAATTGAGTTTGTGATGATGGTAATTTTGTTTCGATACATTCTAAAGTATGAATGAACTTAACTTCACCACCACTTCCACCACTACTAGCAACATTTACATTTGCACTAGCATAATTCGTTACGTCATAAGTTCCGTTTTCAGTAATTGCTAATTCGCCAGTTGGTGTTATACCGCCCTCAAACGTTCCGACAATACCTAAAATACTAATATCTTTTGCAATGTTTTCAGGCACTAAATTACTATCGACTACTTTGGCACTCGCATAGTTTGTGACATCTACTGATTCAGTAGTTGTAATTTTAATTTCACCTTCAGGTGTTATACCATCAGTAGATAATCTTTTCCAACTATAACTCATATTTTAACCTCCTTAAATTATTCTTCTACACAAATATATAACTTACCATCGTAAGATACAATTTTATTAAGATTCGAAGCATTTGCTTCAGGTAAAGTTGAAACACTATTGATACATTCCATACTACCTTCAATACCTAAAATAGTAACACCACTTCTAATATTTTCAGGTATGATATTACTATCAATATTACTATCAACACCAGTAACAGTTACATTTTCTAAATAATAACCACTATCAGCTTCAATAACTTGTTCTTCAGTTGATGGTGTAACTGTTTTAGATTGTGTTGCTGGTTTTTCACCTTCGTATGTACCAGCAATACCAGCTATTTCTACACCTGATTTAATATTAGCAGCAATTAATGTATCAGGTTTATTGATAATTACTTTACTTAATAATTTACCACTTGTTGGAAAAACATTTTGATAACCAGTTGACAATGATAAATTAACTGATTTTACTTCACTTTCAATATCACCTGTATATGTACCAATAACACCACCAATATCAATACCATGAATAATGTTTTCAGGTAATAATGTAGATGGTTTTTTGACTGTCACTTGATTTAATAACTTACCACTTGTTGGTTTTACAACTTGATCACCTGAATCCATTGATAAAGCAACCGATTTAGTTTCTTGTTCTACATCACCTGAAAATGTACCTGTAACACCAAGAATGTTAACACCTACTTTAACATTAGAAGCTACTAAATCACTATCTATTACCTGAACATTAGCGTATTTAGTAACATCAAAAGTACCTAGTTTAGTAATTTCATATGTACCTGTAGGTGTAATACCAGCTGGAACATTAACAACTACTTTAGCGTAATCAATAACATCATATGTTCCATTACTGGTGATGTTTTTTGTTTCTGTAGGTACAGTTCCTTCAACATTAACAGCAACATTTTCATAAGTAGTAACATCGTGTGTACCATTAGTAGTAATTACTTTTGTTCCAGTAGGTACAATACCGTTTTGTTCTACATAATAAAATTCACTTATTCGTTTACCATTATGATAAATAGCCATATAATCACCTACCTTATGCTATTTCCCAGCCAACATTTAAAATCTTTAATGATGAACCACCAGTTAATAAAATATATAAATCAGTTTCAGATGTAGCACTATTCCAAATAACACCAGTTGGTTCTACATAGATAGTCAAGATACTACCACCATTACTAGCATAAATAGTAATTTGTTCTTTAGGTCTAAAACCTTCAGGTATTGTTAAATAAACAGCGTTACTTGAATTAGTACCTTCAAAATTAAAAATTACATAATTACCTTCTCTTTTAATGTTGTTGACCGTTGCTGTAGTATTAGTATCACATATAGCTTGTGTTGCAATTTGTCCATCAGTAATGCAATATAAAGTATCACCATCATATTCAGTTAACTGATCGTATTCAGCTTGTGTAAGATATACAAACTTACATGGTATATCTTCTTTAGCTACAACTTCACGCTTACATCCAGCTTGGCAAAATCCATAAACTTTAGTTTTAGCCATTATTCATTACCTCCTTCATTATTATTTGCTTTGTTATTTTCAGCATTTGTTTTATTCGATGATTCAGCTAATTGACCTTCTAATTCTTGTAAAGGTTTCAAACCAAACATCGTTCTTAACTCATTTTTATAACATGAACCACTATCAACTAATAAGTTAGCTAGATTAAGTTTTTCACTATTTGTCATAAAAATTAATTCTTTAGCGTAGAAAATAACTTGATTATTAAAACCTAATTCACGTTTACTAAATAACGCTTTAGTAAAAGCTTGATTTAACGATTTAATAATAGGTTCTAAAGTTTTTTGATAGAAAGCTTCATATTGTTCTTTACTATAATCACCATTGATAATAGCAATAGAACAACCGAAAGTTCTTAAAATCTTTTTATCAATGAATTCAAGTACTGTGTTATCTAATAATTGAACTTGCTTATTAATAGGAATGAATTCACTACTAATATCAGTAGGTAAAAAACCACTTTCATTAGCTTTTAACTTTTCTTCAAATTCTTGAATACGTTTTAATTGTTCATCACTATTAATCATTGTTTTATACTTAATAACACCATTGACTGAAGTTTGAATATTAAGTGATTTAGCTAAACCTTTTAGTAAAGTATCATTAATTCTTAATGTATCAAGTAAAGGTTTATTATCAGGTTGTCCATTAACATTACCACCCATGAATTCACTAACTGAATACTTATATCTGATATGAATTAAATTGTCATATGGTAAATCAGATTTATAACCATTGGCAAATTGCATACGAACAAAACCATTATCTAAAAATGTTACATTAGTAGGTTGTAAAGGGTACAAACCAACTAGTATATCACCTTCCCAAACAGGGTAAATAAAGCTGTTATAATTCAACATTAGATTCCACACTATCTTTTCAATGAAATCACTGGTAGTCATTAAAGGATTAGGATTATCTAACACGTTTTGAATATTACCAGTAACAGGAACGTATTCACTATTACTTAGTCTACGAACATGCGTTGGATCTAATTTCTTTAATTCAGTAACGATTGAATAAATAGCTTGTTGAACTACATCACTAGCGTAAATGTTATTTCCGAACTGACTATAAGAAGGGTAATAACCATCCAAATAACTAGCAACAGTTATTTTATTGTTATCAACTTTCTTTTTCTTTAAAAAATCGAACAAGCCCACGCTATCACCTCCTACAATTTAGCTGTAAACCTTTTCTTTGTACCACTTAAAAATATATGTGGATTGTCTTTACTTGCTGGTTTATATTCAAACGCTTCACCATAACCACCATAATTTAAACAAGCTGAAGTATTAACAAACAACTTATCAACTAAAGCAACTTTACTATTTTGTAAATCTATTCTATGAAACGCTTCTTTCATTACCATAGGTAAATGAGTGTGTGAGTGAATATAAATATCACAATCTACAATAGAAGCCATATCAGCTAAACGAATAGCTTTAGCACCTTCTTTTCTACCTCCACCTGAACCATGTGTAACATAAATCGTGTAGCATATCATTCTAACTTTTCCTGAACCTTTACTTTCAAATAGTTGAATGGATGATTTACCAAATCGTAAAAATATTAATGCACTTTCGTTAGCATATCTATCTTCTATGTTCAACTGTGAGCACAACAACGCTGACAAATCAATACCATCATTTTTATAAGTTCTAGCTTCATGATTACCATTAGTGACACATAGTATTTTATCTTTGATAGGTTCAAACAGTTTAACAGCTCTTTCTAATTGTTCCATTGGTTTTAATTTTTCACCATAAACATCACCGACTGATGTTTTAGTTGAATTGTTAAGAATATCACCATTAAGCAAACAATAAACATTATCATTATTCTTAACGTATTCAATTTTTTCTTTAATTAGATTTACATCACACAATGGATCACCTAAATGTAAATCTGCAAAAGGAACTATTTCTAAACTAGTTAGTTCCCTAGATAATTCTATTTTTATTGATTTCACTTTTTTACCTCCTTATTACTTCAGATAATCAAGTAAATCACTTTTATATCGATTGTACGTTTCTTGTAAGATAACAAGTGTAACAGCACCATCTATTCTTTTTGATTTTTGACCATCAATTTTAACAATTAATGATTTACCTAAATTGTTAACTTTTAAAGCAGCGTTTCCTAAACACCATTTATCAATTTCATTTAAACCAACAATTAACTTATCTTTTAAATCAGCTTCAACTTGTTTGTTAGGAAGATGTAAAACATCAGGTGACTGATTAATCATTATTAAATCTTCTTTATCAGTCCAACCGTAGTATTCCATTCTTTTAACCCAATCTTGTTTAAATCGTTGGTCGTAGCCACATTTGAATAACCTGATGTTGTATTTCTTTTGTAGATCATAGAACCAATCACCAATTAAAGATAAATCAACATCATTACCTTCACAAATAGTTAGTAAACGAGCTTCAGCCCATTCCATATATTTAGCACCAGCAGCTTTATCATCACTTTCTTGTAACTTGCTTTCAGGAATCCAGTAGTGACTTAGAATGTATTTTCTTCTATCTTCTTTTCTTATCAACATTACTTTAGCATTAGCTAAGTCAGTAGTTTCAGCTAAATCGACAGCACCTAAACACATAGTATCTTTGAAATCTTCAATGTTAAAGTCAAGTTCATAATCGTAATCTTCTTTTAATAACCAAGCTTGACCATTAGATACTTTGAAATTAAAGTCCTTAGATAAAACAAACATTCTATCACTTTTCGATTTCCTAGCACCATCCACTTGATCACGTAAATAAGACCACTTTTTAATTCCATAGACTAAAGTAGGATTTGACTTTTGCCACGCTGGATTAACACCATCTTCATTAACATTCCATACTTCTTGTTCACTATCTTGTGTGTAAAGCCATATCAACATACGCTTACTTTTAAAAGAAGTATCTTCACCTGATAATACAGCTCTACATTCTTTAAGCTTGTTATCTAAATAACCATCATTAGTAAAACCTTCAGTAGTAATAAGAATAAGCTTTTTATTGTCCTTAATTGACATTGATTGTTCGATAGGTTTAATTAAAGAATCATCTATCATTTCATGAACTTCATCGACAACAGCAATATCAATGTTTTTACCTTCTTTACCTTTGGTTCGTTCACTCATTTTAGTTATCTTGTTATTGTTGTATAAACAAGTTAAACCTTTTCTATTCCTCCATGTATCTTGATTATTAGGATCAACTAATTGTCGCATTAAATCACAAGCTTCATAGAGAATATCACTTTGATCATACGTGTTAGAAGCACAAACAATGTCCATACCTTCACCACCAATAAGTAGTTCAGTATCACATAAAGCTGAAGATGTTTCACTTTTAGTGTTCTTACGTGCAATAAGTAATAGTGTTTCAGTAAATCTATCAACCCACTTGTTTAAATCTTTATCGAATATCTTGAAAGAATACAAACATTCAATCCACGCTTTTTGCCACAACATTAATTTCATAGGTTTGTTGTAAAAAGGTGATTTAGTTAACCTTATACAATTTTCCATGAAGTCAATCATTGAATGTGCTTTTTGTGTATCGTATTTATAATCAGGATTATCTAAATCAGAAATATACATATCTAAAGCTGTTAATAATTCGATACCGACAATGAATTCACCTTTAGCAATAGCTTCACGATATTCTAGTAAATAATTTTTACTCATAGGTTTTTTACCTTTTGAAAATAAGCACGTAAAGGTGAATCTTCATTGTCAATATCATTTTTATTCAAAACACTACAAAGTGTTTTAACCAAATTGTTATATTGTTGTAAATATTCTTTGTAAAGTTTTCCAGCTTCAGTACGTTTTTGAATTTCAGGATGTTCAGGATGATATTTAATGTGTGGTACTTTTCGTAATTCTTCTAATTGACTTTCAAGAAATAACATTTCATCAACTGATCTAATAATTAAATCTTTAGATTCAACTTTTTCAAATAACTTTAGTATTTCATCTTTCCTTTCCATAACATCACCTTCAATCTTTAATCATAATTCAAAAAAATCCATAAAAAGTTTTTAAAAAATCTCAAAATTTCCTTTGCGTGTGTAAAGTTGAGATCGGAAGAGCACACGTC